CCCCAACATACGTATCAGCAACATAGTTCAATAGTGTCTTCTGGCGAAAGTCACCGACCAGTCTTTCATGGCCAATATACTTCACAGACGGAGTCGAATAAATGGCCCTCGACGTGAAACCATCATTCACATACTTGGCCACATCAAGACGCACCGGTTGTCCGCCAATCTTCGGTATCTCATCATCCTCCAAGAGGAAATGTGTGATATCACGCGACGTGAAATGCACGCCACGTAACCTCACATACACCAGGTCTTTTCCATCTGCAAACTCCATTGGAAAGCTGTCAAGTTGTGCAGCTGTTAGCTGAATGACATGATCAGGGCTACGACACGATATCAAAAGAATTTTCGCATCGCGCTCTGTCAGGCCATCAGCCATAGACTTACGCACTCGCTTCACGTAATGCCCTGGCATGACACAATAATCACGCTTCAGGAACAAAACTTGTCCAAGAACATTCTGAGCACCGGTGGAGTGCCTGACCACCATCTTAAAGGTGTTCCTGTATACATTATCAACCAATTCAGGAGGTCTCACATCTTCATCGCTCTGAGGCAAAATGGATATGTGTTTCACACTCCCCGTCACTGGCCCGTTGCTTTGAGTCTCAATAGGAGCACCAAACAACATCCGGAAGAAAAAGTTCTTCACAGACATCAGAATGTCACCCACGAACTTGCACACTGCAAGCACGCTCTTAATACAAAAGGGCATCACTGCCCCAACAATGGCACCTCCAATAATCTGTTGTGTGAATGAAGGTGATTCCCCTGGCTTCGGGAAGAGAAAGTCCCACATACTGGATGGAGCACTCTCCTTCCGCAATTTCCGCTTTAAATCTCTCTCCTCAGCATCAAGCCAATCCATTGCGAACTTACCAGCCTTGGAACGGGGAGGCCTGGCATCATCGGGGACGTGCACACGATCAACACTGTTGTCCAAAAGTACAGCGTAATCGGCATTCCCCGTGCTAGCCCAACCTTCAAAGGAGCCGCACGACGCCATCTCCTCAATCTCCTCAACGACGTCCTGAGTCATGCTGCCAAAACTGACAACATCCCCCGACTGCGGTGATATGACACCCGTCGAGGCAATCAGTGCCTCAATATCAGAGGTACTCAATGGCTCAGCGTTCATGATGTTCTTCGCCAATGCCACAGTCTCCTGATGTGCCACAGACCTTGCTTGTATCTTCCTCACAATGTCAAGCACTGCCGTAGTCAAAACACTGCCAGTACCTGGCACCCGGACCGGAAAACTCTGGTCTGTCCACTTGGTGGGCCAGACCTCCCATATATGCCACGGATACCTCTGAAGCAGGTTCCCGTCAGTGGGCAACTTGCGTGCTTCCTCCTGGAACTTCTCATAATCAAGTTTGCCATCTGGTAACGAATAACCCGGACGGACTCCAAACTCAAAGTGGAAATCCACTCTGCGCTCTATGGCGTCCATATTAAGGTACACGTCTCCTGCATTAACTTGACCAGTATGCTGCATATTAGTGGTGATCAACATCAACTTGGACATGAATGGCCACATACCCTTGTTCTCGCAAGCGGCCATGTTCACCATGGTAGAAAAACTTGTGTAATACGTCATCAGGTCAGTGATCCCCGTAGACACATCACTCGGCGTGGCCTTCTTAGCCATAAAGTCATCGATGACATACACAGGCTGGCCACAATAACCTTCCATGTATTCTGAGTTGTGCGGTTTAGAAAAGATTAACTTACCACCACCTTCCTCAGCCATATCAGCAGTCAACTCACCAAGTTGCCGTAAGATTGTC